GTCGGCATTTAGTATAAGAAGATATACACTTAGCACGAAACACGAGTGGGGATTAAACCCAGGCTGGGACACGGTCTCCCGTACCACATTTAAACGGTGTGTACCGCTCGTGTTAGCTCGTTTTGGGCTCTTTAATCACTCAAACCCCAGCCGAGAGGTATGTTTAACGTCCCCCAATCGTGGGACGGTCCACCGCTTTTAGGCTCCGGCCAGAAATCCTTCAATATCGAAGTCCAGTCCATCCAGATAATCACTATTCTGTTTTTCAGGATAATGTTTCTCTGCATCGAGTGGTCGACGGTATTCAAAGAACTTCCGGTCGTAGTTTAAGAGGACATTACTCTTAAGCTTCCCCTTCAGGTGGAGCCTTTTCCATTTTCCCTCGAAAGCACCTTTCTGGTGCTTCCGGGAGGGACGAACGATTTTCATCGAGTCGTCGTTAACGGAATAGGCTCTCGCGAGAGGGGGGAGCTTGACAGTATAGTCCTCAAGGGGTCCCAATCCCTTGTAGAGCGGTGTCGTGGCGGGCCAGAGAGTGAGAGAAGTTGTGCGTTGTTTTGTGGGGGCTGTTTCCATGGCCTCTAGCGTATCCTGCACTAGTGCAACACCGAGGCGTTGTGGGAGTTTGTTCTCAACCACAGCCTGACGTCGGCGTTCCATGCAGTAATGTCCGTAGGTAGTCTGTCGTTTAGTGATAGTGTACTCAAGTCCAAGTGGGGGTTTGAAACCCAGCCCACCGAGCTCCCGTGGAAGGAAAATGTTTAACTTTCCCGGGCGTATGGACTCTGAGGTTGGGTCGTAACCCAAGGTAAGACGCTCGATTTCTGCTCTATGATAGTGCATGAAACGATTGTGGGTCCTGATGGGGTCACAAGACAAGTGGACGGTACGGTTATAGATATCCCAAATGGGTATATCTTTCTCGTACGACTTTCCAGTTATCTTGTTGACTCCCGTAAGGAGACCACAGTTAAGAGACTTAACCTTGGTAAACGACTCATCCTCGGAGTTGAACTTGAATACCTCACTATTAACAGTAAGGACATTATGGTGAATATAATTCTTTCCCATACTCAGTGTGAAGCCCACGATCTCCACCCACTTCTTCCAAATCTCATAGTGTTCGTCATTTGAACGGAAGAGTATGTCGTCGCCATTAATCAGACAAGGAAGATCCTTGACTGGTAATTGACGGCCGAGATACTCCTCCATCGATGCCCAATACGCTGTGAGATTAACCATACAAAGTATGGGGAAGGAGAGGGTAGAGCCCATGAGTTGTCCATTTTGTTGAAGGAAAGGAGAGAGGGCCTCGGGAGCCTTCTTGACATACTTGGGGGGGTAGGAGATTTTCTGCTTCGTGATAACACTACGCAGAGCTTCCTCTTCCTCCACCGACAAGTTTGACCGTGACAACGCAGTCTCAAAGAAGAGATGCGTCATACGGATGTCAAGGGTGTCCGTCGCCCCTTTATAGTCACCAGATACCCACTTATTTAGTTTAGTCTTGATACCAAGGCGCCCTTCGCGTTCCAAGATCCCGTGTAGGAGACTAGCATCAAGAGGCTTTCCTGTCAAAGCGAATTGTTCAAACTTTTGCAGATGATTCCATAAGGATTTCTGGAAAAATTTGGACAACCAGTAAGACAGAGATTCACCCTTGGTGATTAGTCGAACCTTCAAGGGTTCAAGGACGGCTGAGACGCGGGTATCGCAGACTTTTTCCTCGTAGCTGTCAGAGTAGTCATAGTAGTAGGAGTCCCATTGATTAGTATTAGGGACACGACCCCGACGGAGAACCGGGGGTTGTGGGAAGATGTACCATGATCTCTCGTTTTTTGAGTCGCCTAGGACCTCCATCCAGGAAGGACAGGGGAGTCCACGTATGGTTTCCACAACGCCAGGGGAGACTTCTACCATGAACAAAAGTTCAGGGTAGAGCCTTTCCTGCCACTTGCGGTAGACATACTCAAGACCCCCTTCCTTGGGATTATAATTAGGAGGGGCGCCGTACTTCCTGCGGAGGAAACCGCGGGAACCCCCGAGGGATCGGGGGTTCTGCCAACAGGCAGAAGTCGACGCTTCGTAGAGACGTCGGTCTGGTGGAGCGAAAGAGGAGAGTATTCGCTCGACGTAGGGGAGGACGGTGATCGGTATCTCCCGGGTAGGGGGACTTGATAACTTCTTTTTATGAGCTATCATCTCGTCAAGTATAAACGAGTCCGATACTTCCGAAGCGCCGCGCTTGATTCCCAGCAACCAACCGGTCCATAAGGACAAGTTTGTTGTGTTTCTGGCAATAAGTCGACTCTTGAGAAGACGCTTTATCCTCCCCTTCCAGACAAGGGGACAGCCAGAGAAGTCTTCGGGTTTCTCTGGGGCGGGGTTATTTAAATACCTCGCCATGGGCCACGCTGTCATATACTTGGCGTACTTCGCAAAGTACTTACTTGGCCAAGCTTTGACAGTGACAAATAAGCCCAGTTGTTCCTCCACGGAAAATGATCGAAGGACTGGTAAGCTATCTAGCATTACCTCTAACGTGCTGCGCACGAGATAGAGTGCCTCATAGGCACAGCCTCCGACCATCTTCCAGCCATCGACCTTCTGTGGTTTTTTACTTCCGCGCTTTGGCGCGAGTACCTTCGCCGGTACTATCCCAAGGAGCTGCTCAAGCCCGTTTAAAACGGGTGGCAGAACTCCTTCTGGGGAAAAGTAGAACTCTACAGTTGGTCGCCCGGGGCCTCCCCGGGAGATGGCACCAATTAACTCATCCACTACCATGAGACCAGAACGGGCGTCCCTGCAGTTTGCAGGCGTTCGGTCATGTTTCATGTGAGTTGTCTTGATGAAATTTTTGACTAAATGACTCTGGGGAGACAGTTGTCT